AGGCGGTAACAAGTGTGGTCGTTTGTCTCGTCAAGAAGAAGAGGCACTAAGTCAAGATGACCCACGGGTTTTGTTGAGCCGCTCTGTTAGCTGCAATCAGGTAATCTACGGAATCATCGATGCACCGGATGCTTTGTACGCAGACGGTACTGCTGCGCCAATTGAGCAGATGCCGTTCATGGCATACTTCAAGCGTTCTGGCTACCGTCCGGTCAACGACTTCATTCAGAAGCAGCTTACAGACCGTAAGATTCTGATGCACAAGGCGTTGGTTGAGTTCACCACAGAGAAGCAGAAGAACGGCGGTGTTGTCTACTGGACACCAAAGCTTGCCTTTGTAAAGGAAGTGTCTGGTACGGAAGACGGTGATAAGGCTTTGATGAAGGACTTTGCCGACACCGTGAATGCACACAACGAGTCTGTGTTCGCAGAATACAAAGCTGCACAGAAAGCTACTGCTTCTTCTGATGACATTGACCTGTCACATCGTCTGGCTGGCTAGTCATGTTACAACTCGTAGAAGTCCAAGACTTCCTACAGAAAGCGGGGCGGGGGGAGATTGACTCCTCTCGCCTCGAACATCTGATAGAACAGTTTGGCGAGGATTGTAAAGCTGCTATGCGGAAACAGTTCTCTAGCCGTGGTGATTACCGGGTTCGTATGTCCGGTGTTGGTCGCCCCTTGTGTCAACAACAACTTGAGAAGCAGGGCAACAAACAAGACGTTGCCTACAATGATATTGTGCGGTTCGCAACCGGTGACCTCTTAGAAGCATTCGCCATTCTTGTGATGCGGGCTGCTGGCCTAGATGTCGTTGCGGAACAGAAGAAGTGTTCCCTCGAACTAGGTGGGCAAACCGTCAACGGAACCCTGGACATCATCTTGAACATCGATGGTGAAGAAGAAGTCTGGGATATCAAGACAGCAAGCCCGTGGTCGTTCGACAATAAGTTTTCTGGGCGCGGTGGCTATGATGTTATCAAAGAAGATGACCCATTTGGTTACGTTATGCAGGGACACCTGTATGGAGAGTCAGAGGGTAAACGCTTTGGTGGATGGATTGTAATCAACAAATCGACAGGCGAGTGGGATTTCGTAGAGGCACCCCGCGAACAGTCTGAAGACCGCAAAGCATATCTAGAGGATGCGAACAAACGTGTCGAGGCAATCGTCAATGATGCACCATTCAAAGTACCGTTCCAGTCTGTTCCTGAGACAGTTACAATAGACAGACAGAAGGTAGAGACAGGCAACCGCCTGATGCCCAAGACTTGCACCTTCTGTTCCTTCAAGACAAAGTGCTGGAAGAATGCTGAACTAGCCCCGAAGATAACATCTAAGGCGCGGTTCAAACCCCACGTCTGGTACACAAAGCTTGTGAAGCGGGAACTAGACTGATGCCTGTTTTGTACACACGTGAGTACCCCCACGAACTGTTCGACTTGAATCCGCAGCTTTACTGTGTGTTCGTGGAGTCACATGAACGTCGTGGGGGTGGTCGTTCTACTGTCAGGGTTCGCAGCTTGGAAATATCCCTACCCCTTACTTTACGAGACAACTACTCGCCAGACGGTTCCTTGAAGTCAGACACAGAAGTACGTGACATAAAACTCATAGAAGAGGAATTTCAGAACATTGCTCATCACTTGCGACAGGGGTTGGTAGTATGCCTACCGACAATGGAAATCTCAAAAGAAATATCGCAGCTAGAAAAACGGTCCCCAAAAGTAGGACAGTATCTGTTAAAAAGGCTAGAAGGGGTGAAGGCGGGATTTCCGCTGCTAGGATTATGAGACAAACACGTTACCGTTCACAGTTCGAGATTAACCTTGCTAGGTCACTGGCAGAGAAAAAGATTGCCTTCGAGTACGAACAGGCAAAGCTACAATACATACCCAAGCCGCGAACATATACGCCAGACTTCTATTTACCTGAACAAGATATCTACATAGAAGCGAAGGGTCATTTAGATAAGGGCGACAGGGTAAAGATGCAGCTAATCAAACAACAATACCCCGACTTGGATATTCGCTTTGTATTCGTTCGGGCCACGAACAAGATTTACAGAGGCAGCAAGACCAGTTATGCTGATTGGGCGAATCGTTATGGTTTCCCATGGGCAGAAGGTAGTGTGCCAGAGGAGTGGTTTAAAAATGACGGATGATAGGGATTATGAGGTTGGTAGCTTGTTGCCTGACCGGTGGTACATTATCTTAAAAAGAAAGGATGATGAAAGCTTCAATATGACAGCCTACGATACAACTCCTTTACCTGACGATGAAGAATACATGGACGCAGGGTTCGTGGCACAACAAGGGATTGTTGAGATGCTAGAGAACGACTTCGACAGACTCATACAAGCAGGGTTAGCCCGCATATCTTTTATGGAAATGAAGGATACTATCCTACAGGAACTAGAGGATGAGGGCGTGGAGTTCGAACCTCGTGACCGTATAACCAGTCGTGATGAAAACATAGTTAAAGTAGATTTTGGAACAAAGCAATGAAGTTAGATGAATTTCAAATGAGAGCAGAGGATACTGCTATCTATCCAAACGAGTATTCTGTTGTTTACCCTGCATTGGGTTTGGCAGGAGAAGCTGGTGAGGTAGCAGACAAGGTAAAGAAGATTCTTCGTGACGGCGAACCTCATCTTTTCTACAAAGATGATATTGCAAAAGAACTAGGTGACGTGCTATGGTACGTTGCAATCTTGGCACGAGACTTGGGCTACAGCCTAGAAGAAGTGGCACAGATGAATCTAGACAAATTATATAACCGTAAAATTCGCAACGCTTTGCAAGGCAGCGGAGACGACAGATGAGACACGAGGCATACATGAAGTGTATGGAAGATGAAAATGAACAGGCCGGTAAGATGGCCTATGGCGGTGTTGATATGGTCAACAGTCCGCCTCACTACAACGCAGCGGGAACAGAGTGCATAGATGCAATCCAAGCTGCAACCCTTGACGGGTTCGAATATTACCTGCAAGGAAACATAATGAAATACCTGTGGCGATATCGTTACAAGAATGGTAACGAGGATTTGAAGAAAGCGCAGTGGTATTTAAATAAACTATTAGAGGTTCGAGGAGAGAACAAATGAGTAACCAACTACCAACACCGTATCAACAATTCATTCACAAGTCACGCTATGCTCGCTGGATAGATGGCGAACAGCGCAGAGAGAACTGGAGTGAGACTGTAGACCGCTACATATCTTTTATGCTCGAACAGGTAAAAGGTAAGTGCGGTGTAGAACTGCCTACGTCTGTTCGCGAAGAAATCGAGGAAGGTATCCTGTCCCTGAGGGTGATGCCATCGATGCGGGCAATGATGACTGCAGGCCCTGCCCTTGCACGAGATAATGTCTGCGGCTACAACTGTAGCTACATTCCTGTTGACAGCCCTCGTGCCTTTGATGAGTGCATGTACATCTTGATGTGCGGTACAGGTGTTGGTTTCTCTGTTGAACGTGAGAATGTAGATAAGCTGCCTGTGGTTAGCGACAACTTCAATGATTCAGATACTGTGATTAAAGTAGGCGACAGCAAGCCCGGATGGGCAAAGGCACTTCGCGAACTTGTTGCGTTACTATACGCTGGTCAGGTTCCATCGTGGGACATGAGCGAGGTTCGTGAAGCTGGTGCGCGGCTAAAGGTTATGGGTGGACGTGCTAGTGGTCCACAACCTCTTGCTGACCTCTTTAACTTTGCTGTTGAGATATTCAAGAAGGCACGTGGTCGCAGACTGTTTCCGATTGAGTGCCACGACTTGATGTGTAAGATTGGCGAGATTGTTGTTGTAGGCGGTGTTCGCCGCAGCGCACTCATCAGCTTGTCGAACCTCAACGATGACCAGATGGCACATGCTAAGTCTGGCATGTGGTGGGAGACAGAGCCGCAGCGGGCGTTGGCGAACAATTCTGTGTCTTACAAGACAAAGCCTGAGATGGGTACGTTCATGCGTGAATGGCTTGCCCTGTACGACAGCAAGTCTGGTGAGCGTGGTATGTTCAACCGTGAGGCTGCTGACAAGCAGGTTGCCCGCAACGGTCGTCGTGAAACAGGCCATATGTGGGGTACAAACCCCTGTTCTGAGATTATCTTGCGGGGCTACCAGTTTTGCAACCTGTCGGAAGTAGTGGTTCGCGAAATGGATTCCTTGGAAGACCTAAAGGCAAAGGTTCGAGTAGCTACCATTCTTGGAACCTTGCAGTCAACCCTAACTGATTTTAAATACTTGAGGAAGATATGGAAAGACAATACAGAGGAAGAGCGTTTGTTAGGCGTGTCCTTGACTGGTATCATGGACCATCCCGTTTTATCCAAAAATACAGACAGCAAGCGTTGGCTCGAAGAGATGCGCGAAGTCGCAGTGGAGACAAACAAGGAGTTTGCGAACATGCTTGGAATCCCACAGTCGGCTGCAATCACTTGTGTAAAGCCGTCGGGTACTGTGTCACAACTGGTGGACGCAGCGAGCGGGATACATGCAAGACACAACGACTACTTCATCAGAACCGTTCGCGGAGATAACAAAGACCCCCTGACACAGTTCCTGATTAATAGTGGTGTCCCTGCAGAGCGTGACGTTATGAAGCCGGACTCAACAACCGTCTTTAGCTTCCCTATGAAGGCACCGGATGGTGCTGTTACCCGAACACAAACAACTGCCATTGAGCAGCTAGAGTTGTGGAAGACTTATGCTATCCACTGGTCCGAACACAAACCATCTATCACTGTGTCTGTCAAGGAACACGAATGGATGGACGTGGGGGCTTGGGTCTACGAGAACTTTGACGTTGCCTCTGGTGTGTCGTTCTTGCCGCACAGTGACCACACGTACCAACAGGCTCCATATCAGGACATCGAACCTGATGAGTACCTAGAATGGAAGCAGCGCATGGAAGTTGTCACGATTGACTGGGATAAGTTATCTGAGTTCGAAAAGGAAGATAACACCAGTGGTTCGCGGGAACTAGCCTGTACAGCAGGGGTCTGTGAAGTCGTGGACCTGAGTGCAGCATGAACTGCTGGCATTGCAAAACTGAACTTATTTGGGATAGTGATGTTGACAGGGATGATGATTTGTACTACATTATGGTCACATTCCTGCACTGTCCCAAATGTGGTTCAGATGTAGAAGTTTGGTTACCTAACATTGAGGAGAATACCAGTGAGTGAAGAACAAAAAGACATCATTACGATTGATGGAACAGAGTACGATTTCGATACTTTGGAAGACAAGCAGAAGTACATCATCAACCAGATTCGTGATTTGAACGGTAAGATTGCACAGGCGCAGTTTGGCATCGACCAGCTTCGAACAGCACAGTCTGCCTTTACGAACATGTTGGTTGAATCTGTTCAAGAGAAGAACGAAGAGGGAGAGGCAGCATGACCTCGATGGAACCGGCAGTCTGTGACCGCAAGAAGTTCGATATCGATTTATCCTACGGCAAGGTTCGCGAACAACAAGTTGCGAACATGCTTACAGATAAAAAGATTGAGGTTAAATCTGAACGTGGCATGTGGATGAAAACTGGCAACATAGCCATAGAGTACGAATCCTATGGCAAGCCCAGTGGCATAGAAGCAACTGAAGCAGACTACTGGTTCCACAACCTTTGCATTGGTGACGACACTTTTGCAACCTTGGTGTTTGACGTGCCGTCCTTGAAACGCATCATAAATAATTTAGATTACAAAAAATCCGTGAGCGGCGGAGACAACAACGCTTCACGGATGTACCTTCTGAATCTACAGAAGTTGTTTTCAACAGATGTAATTAAGGCGTATAAAGATGAGCAACAAACATCCTAAAGCTGAACTCTTTAAACTCACGGCTCA